GTTGACAGTGACGGAACTTTCTAGTTCTGACGAAACGATTGCTTCGTTAATGATGTCTTCGATTGCAGCATCACACTCTGGGTGTTCTGCCATTCCTCGATATTTTTTGATTAGTTCTTGATTGTCCTTTGCAGCAGTACCTTCCATGTCGACGTACTGACCAAAGTAAGAACCAGAGGCAGTGACATATCCAGCACCGTCCTCATCCACTTTTGGGACGATAGAAGGAGCCTTCTCGTTTTCTTGATTTAGTTTTTGAACTTTCTTTAGTTCAAATCCAAATGCTTGGAATACATTGTCTGCCATTTTACCCTCTTATAATAAATGGGGGTGGAGAACCACCCCCGTCATATTACTTATAATACCTTTAACTAGTGGTATTTGACTCCCAATATTGAATTTGGAATTCTGTAGTAAACTCTTCGATAGCGTCGTTAGTCTCGTAACTTAGCTCAATCGATGAAACATTGGTTGGAAAACATCCACGGAACTTGTAAGTTTTCAACACTGAACCATCCTTATCTAGCTGATCTACAACTAGGTCTGCCTGATATGCGACTGGATTAGTGATACCCGAGTTCGAAGTGTGTCCGTTCATTCCGTTCATCCATCGTTCCATGGCGTCACGTGTATTGAAATCGGTATCATTCAATACTGTTACAGTCCACGGTTCGAAAGTACGATCGCCTGCGATCTTCAACTGACGACCACGGAAAGGCACTTCAATTACCGCCATGATAGATGCTGGTAACTGTGCAGCTTTACACATGAAAGATGTTAGTTCAACATCGCCACCAGCGTACGCAGGGAAGTTTACGGTTGCGCGGAATAAGTTAGGACGTGCGCCGCCACCTTTTAGTTTTGCTTTGAAATCATCTACTCTTAATGACATGATTATTTCCCCTTATACTGTGCCAACTACTTCTTCAAACTCAACACCGGAGCGAACCGCGACAAAGTTTAGAGTAACGTAGTTGATTGAACGTGCTGGCTTGATGAAGCAAGACGCAATGAATTCGTTGCGATCAACAACTTCTGGAGTATTGTTTGTATCATCACAAACAAGACGGAAGTCAGTGATACCGCGACGACCCTGAATTTCACGTAGGAATGGTTCGACGATGTTGACAAACTCTGCACGAGTAAACTCATCGTTGAATTCAAACATTACGTTTTCACCCGCTTGACTGATAGCGCGTTCGATGACTAGGAATAGTCGACGGACGTTGATTCGGTCAAATGCAGATGGACGAAATAGGTGAGTCTTGTCTCCATACAGCATGACACCCTGACCAGAGAAACTGACGATTGGGTTGATACCCAATTTGTACATCGCATCCCTTTCACCCTTGGAAGGGTTGATTAGTAGTTCAGTAACACCTAGGTATTGTCCACGACGTGAACCCGCTGGTGAGAACCAAGGAGCAGAAACCGCATCTGTTGCAGCCATAACACCCGCTGTTGATGATGCAGCTGGAATCCACTGATACTTGTCTTCATACTTGTTGTAGACTTTTATGTGGTTACCGTCAACAATTAGGTATGATGAATTCTTAGCCAATGCTGAGTTGTAAGTAGCGAAAGTTTTAGCTACAACATCTTGGTATGGTACAGAAACAACTGCGACACAATCTTTTCTAGATTCGGCAATATCACATACGTGAACATGTTCAGCTGATGAACTACCATATGGGGCGATTATAAAATCTACCTGAATAGTAGACGTATTATCAAACACTGTGTAATCGTAAGATGGGGCATCTCCATCCTGTCCGCCTGATAAAGAATATGTGTTAGGCCAAGATACTGGGTCAGTAGGGTCTACTGTTACCCAAGCAGATATCTTATTGATAACATTTGCGACATAGTTTGTAGTACCGTTATCTAACTGATCACCTTTAGTTTTAGAAACATACGGATAAGTTTCTAAAACAAGCTGTTCTTTAGTTCCAACGTTTTGAAGGACTACAACGTGTAATTCGTCTCCTTCTGGTGCTGAATCGAAAAGACTCTGGTAAGCCCAAGGGTCAGTTTGAGCGTCCTGTTCAATTTGAACATAACGTGGATTTGTCGAGTCTTGAGGTGTCGTCGATAAAATAACATCACCATTTCCATCGACTTGTTCATCGCCATTTTGGTCTAATAGAGGTAGGTATACTATGTCACCGTTTTCGTCTAATAAAGGAAGAAATAGTAAGTTTCCTTCTTCGTCTGTTGCTTGAACATCTGAATCTACTTGTACTGTTGCTGTAGTTGTGTCAGACCATGTTGCAGCATCACAAACATCGACAGTGATGCTGTCGCCTAGTTTGCCTGGGTATTTCGCGGAAAAAATTCCATCCGTTGATTTTACGGAATTTGATTTATCAGCGCGAACAACGTATGCACTTGAAGAGTATTTTAGGAATAACGCAGCAGAAAGAAAATGTCCGGCAGCTGCATCTCCGGATAATGGTGTACCAAATACAGAAGCTAGTTCAGATTCATTTCCAACTAGAACAGGTGTATTTACGGGACCCCAATTGAAATCACCAACTATAGCACCCGTCGTAGAAGTCACCGCAGGTACAACACCTGTTAGGTCGATTTCTTTGACTTGTACTGCTGGCGACTCAGAAAATTTAAGAGTCATGATAGTGTCCTTCTTTAGTTAAGGTATAATAAGTTAGCATAATACGGAAAAATAATTCAATGTAACTATTTATACTTTCCGGAAATTTACCAAATATCGGGTTCGTAGTCGTTCCATCCAGCTGTGCTATAGGGGTCGTAAGCATCGGTAGAGGGAACATGATCTAACCCATCATCTATGATACCGAATGGAGGTATGTCGTCCTCAATCTCTTTCATGCGTTGATCAAACAACATCTGTTTTATATTCACGTCTGTCATATCACCGAAAGACTGTGTCCCTACGAAGTATCCGAACATCACCAGATTCATCATCAAGTCGTCGTGGTTACCGTCACTCGCTTCAAAGGATGTTCCTTTAGACACAAATGTAGATATTTCCATGATCGTATTCTCATCGACAATATCCAGTTTACCCGCTTCGATGATATCTTTGATTGACGAACATCCTATTCGTTTTACTTTTCGGTCCATGCGAATACCAATTGCATCCGCTTTTATTGCAGACTCAAGGTGAATGTTTTCGTACTCTAGGTCCTGATATAGACCCACGCAAACCACCATACCTTGGTCATTGTTTTCAATAACTGTATATGCCTCGTTATAAAGGGTGGCGTACTTGTAAATTATATTTGGGAACAGGATGGGAGAAATCCTGTTGTTTCGATACACGCAAACTTGCCTAAATGGTTGAGATGAAACATCAATGATATTAAATGTAGAATAATCTTGTCCACGGCCTTGACAGACATCTACTGTCATGATATACTGCTTTTCTTCAACAACATCTTCATAAACTAATAAATCGCCACCTTCTAGTCTACGTTTAGGTTCTCTAGCGCGTAAGTCCAATAATACCCCACCCTCAATAAGAGTATTACCAGTACCAAAGAAAGTGTTACCAAACTCTTGGTCAAACTGCAACTGGGAAGTGTTAGCAATAGTCTGTGCTTTCCACTTATCATCTCGGCCAGGCACATCCCACCAGTCAACACGGAATGGTTTGTATTCATTGACCTTCTGTACCGCACCTTCCCATAGTTTCTGATACGTGTTACCGATACCGTTAGCGGTACTTGTTATGATAACTTTTGTATCTTTACCAGATGAGATTACTGGATACGTAGATGTGTAGAACTCTGCGGCATTCTCTACGAACGCAAACTCATCTAGGAATAGAAGGTTGACCGACATACCACGAATGGATGATCCAGAGGTTGCTGCAGCAATGATGCGAGAGTTGTTACTAAATTCTAATGAACCTTTGTTGAGTGCCTTACACCCAGGCTGCAAGAAGAACGGAAGATTCTCTAACATGAGTGTCACACGAGATAACATCTCACGTGCAGTCGCACCCTTGTTCGCAAGGATTGCAATAGTCTTTTCTGGATGGAATAAGGCATACCATAAAAGGTATCCCACAGAGGAAATTGATTTACCGGACTGTCGACATGCAAGAACGATTGAGAATCGATTATCATTGAAGTGGTCAAACATCTTCTCCTGATAATCATACAGTTTGAATGGTACTAGACCTTTATCTAGATGGATTACCTTGACATACTTCTTGCAGAAATACGAAGGGTTCTCCATACATTTCTTATATTCACGGAGTTTTTTCTTGTCCCACTCCTCTGCAACACCATCTTTCTTTACTAATGGATTTCCTAGGTAAGAGTCCTTGGTGTAGGAACTCATTTTATAAAAACCTGTATAGACTTTCTTTTAGGTGCATCACTCCTTGTTTGTGTGACGGCATGATCAACTTTACCCTTTTGAAAAACAGATACACCTAAATCGGGTCTGACTAAAGTGCCTAGTTTATTACCACCTTCCATCCTGAAAACAAAATATCCACCATAGTTGTCTTCCCAATCATCGTTTAGATAGATTGATGCAGATGCACTGTAGGCTTTATCTGTGTGCCAGTTTAGACCGCACTGACCATGACCCTCATAATACATTGCACTATAGTTTTCGTATTTTTTGGTAGTGTCAAGAACAGACATACATTTGTCTGCCAGTATTTTCATGACTTCCTGTGACAATACTGGATAGACATCACTATGACCATCGACACCAGCAACCAAGTCTTCTGGCCAATCTTTGGTGGTAATGGTGCTGATATTATTATCCACCATATCTTTCATGGCAAAGAGTATAGTTTCATACTCGGATTCGGTGAATGTGTTGTCGGTTACTTTTACTACTTGGGTGTTGTTTTCTTTACGTAATATCGTCTTCATCATCGTCCTGATCAATAAGTTTTTCATCTCCCATCAGCATACGCTGAAGGTCTGTAGTGGAACCAACGAATAGATTATTATTAGTAGTTGTAGATTCGGAAGGTTTGTCTTCTTTGGTAAGTTCTTTCTGTTTTTTGTTGAGGTCCATCAACTTGTCATTGACATCTGCGATGCCTTTGATCATACCAGATAGAACCTCAAACGCACGAGGATGTTCACTCTCACGTGCGACTTCTATCATGAGTTCTAGAGACTCACGACCTTTTTCAATTAGGTCATAATAAGTATCACGAGAGTACTCATAGTCTTGTTCGTGGACGAAGTTCTTTTTCTGTTCTTCGTCAAATACAGATGGCGGTTTACTGTTGTCTCTCATAATATATATCTATGTCTTATATAAAGTTAGGCTTCGGTAACGTCCAACTCGACGCACCGTTATCAAACTGATCATATGAAGTCACACTAGACACGTCCCATCCACTCAAATCTTGGTTGAATGATGTTGCGTTCTCGAACATCTCCCCCATATCTGTTACACTAGATGTGTCCCAGTTGGCGATGTCTGCGCTTCCGTTATTGCTGAACGAAGGACAGTCTTGGAACATTTCGTTCATAGTGTCCACGTTAGATACGTTCCAAGCACCGATGTTGATGTCAAAGTCTTCGTTCTCTTCAAACATCTCTGACATATCTTTGACATTAGAAACATCCCATCCACCGATATCTGCACCAAAAGGAGCTGGAACACCAGTCCACACAGAACCAGCAACGGCAAACATTCCTGACATATTGACAGCACTTCCTGTGTTCCAACTAGAAATATCTGAGTTTGTTACTGTGGCATTGAAATAAGTATTTTTGAACGTGTCGTAGAAACTAATCACATTAGACACATCCCAACTACCGACACCTTGACCCGTAAAATCAGATGCATCAAACAGATCTGCCATTGTTCTTGCGTGAGAAGTGTCCCATCCGCTTAGGTCTTGATCGAATGAAGATTCGGTGAAGGTTCCATCAAATCTGAATACAGCTGAGGTGTCCCAACTACCAATAGGTTGGTTGAAGAAGTCATTGGCATAAAACATTGTCTGTAAAATTACACCGTGGACACCAGCACTGCTCAGTGGGTAACCACCTGTCGGAGCGTAAACGTCCCAACGATGCACGTAATCAAAGTCTGAGTAACTGTTTTGATTGATTGTGACACCAGAGTCCGTCCAGTAAGACGCAACTACGTCAGTGATAGGTGTGGTTTTATCTGCACAAATAGTCCATCCACTAATGTCCTGATTGAATCCTGCTTCACGGAACATAGATGTGAAGTCTCTATTTTTAGAAACGTCCCACCCAGTAATATCACTCGTGTTAGATGCAAAGTCTGATCCTCTGAGCATCTCTCTTGCGGTTACGACTTCGGACATATCTAAATTGGTGATATTCGCACTACCCAAAGTAGATGTCTGAGAAGACTCATCGAAGAACATCCAGTCAGTGTGCATCAATGGCTCATCTGAAGTGAAACCTACGTATGGCTTCCAAGTGTATCCCGGCGGAGCGTAATGAGTCCTCCAATCGATGGATGTCGGATCATTCACTGCACCAGTGATACTATATGTGTATACTATTGGTGGTTCTGGAGGCTGTGGTTCAAAAGTTGTTATTTCTGTGTTGAAACCATAGTCTCCATCCGGACTCACATCAATCGGGTCGGGAGTAGTGTTTATAAGAGATGCCTCAATATCGGGATCACCTATAAAATTCAGGTTCGTGTTTACCTCACGGATAATAGGTCCTGTATTCTCTGGACCATAGAAGTTTACTTTCATCTCAAAATTGAGGGTGTATACGATGGTACGCCTTTGTTCTAAAGCACCTTCAAAATCATCCGAAAAGTCTAGACCAGACAGTATAATAGGAACATCTTCTTTGATATCCGGTTCGTCTGCGAATGGTTTTACGGTCAATGTGTACTGAGGGGCAAAATAAGGTATAATTTGCTCGACAACTTGTAATGCATCATCTTGTGACTTAGCGTATACAGATAGAGAGAAACCTATGGTATATGGAACACCAACAAAAATCTTTCTTTGGTTGTCTACTGTCGATGATAAAACGCTACCGAACCCATTCATTTTAGGTAGTTGTCTGGTGGCGTCATATGTGATAGAGGTTATCTCGAATGACATGCGAGGTAATTTGATGGCGACTCTACGTTCCGACTCCTCGCCATTTGACATCTCTTCTAGTCGTTCTATGAAAGACCTTTTTGGTGCATAAGATAAAGGCACTTTTACTTGGGACAATACCTTCCCGCTCTTATCTGTTCTCAAAACATGTAGGTCATTGAACATTGAACCGAAGACGGCTACGCACGTTCGAACGCGTTTATGGTAGAAGTGTCCTCCCATCATCCTGATATATCTCCAAATGGGTTAGTCTCAGTGAAGTCAACAAAGTCATTTGCAAAATCATCGAACACTTTATTCTGTGACAGTGGTTGTATCTCGTTCACACCTTCGGTGATGGAAAGAGGAAGGAAAGACGCAAGAGTACCCACTACCGGAATATCAGTCGACCACATATGATACTTACCGTCTGAAGCGCCAGTATGCGCCACTCTCAATAGTCTACTCTGAGAGTTGAACGATGTTACTTCACCACTTATGGTAAATTCACCAAAGTCTTGGGTTACCGTTTCGCCCGGATAGTAGTAATCTTCTGACCCAGTATTCTCCATAGTCAGTTCATACTGGAATGCGTGTTCACGTTCAACGATATCAATATCTTCAATACCAGTGTCGAAATCTTCGTCTGAGAATTCGAACAACTCGCATGTCATACGGAACTGTGGTAGATTTGATAGTTGATAGAATGGTGATTCTGTCTCGACCTTCCTGACCTCAAATAAAGACTGAGATAGTGGGAGATAGATTACATCACCTTCACGTGGACGGAACTGCGACTGTGACAATTTGTCGCCGATTAGTTGTTTCCATCGACGACGAGCGATAACAAAGGTTGCTTGGTCTCTTAGTTCGATACCAAACTTAGTGAACAGGTCTCCCTCTCCATCAAACGCTTCGGTGTTTTCAATATACACCTCTACTTTATATGCGTCGGAGAACTGAGACTCGATACTATCCAAAAAGATTTCTTCTCTTTCAACAATCTCTCTTGGTAGGTAATATACGTCCTGACCATAGAATTGGATCGCTTCTATTAGGATATCTTCGTAAAGACTCTGCTCTTCTTTATTTTTTGTACTTATATATGGATTAGTTGCCATGTCTTACCCCATGAAAAACATCGGACCTTCGTCCTCTTCCAATCGGAACTTCTCCATAATCTTGTCGATGTCTGCGATTGCATCATCGTAGATTTGTCGGGCATTTACCGTTACACCGCCAGGCAATACCATGCCGTCGAACTTTGTTAGGTTAGTACCCCACTGTCTCTTTATCAGTGCGGTTGCATATTCTTTTAGGAATCTGTGATTCCACAGTGAGTTGTATTCACTGACCGTTTCATCTGGATTGCGAATACCATAGACCTCAAAGACAACATAATCGTTTACTTTCAGGTTACTTTTGGATACATGTAAGTTGACTCTGTTGTACTGTCGGTCAAATGTAATCTGTGGTGTACCACCTAGTTTCATATCTAATAGTGCTAGGTTTTGTTGCATCTGTTCGTAATGTGCAAGATCACCTAGGAGACCACCTTGACGGGTGAAATCGGAAATGGTATATGCCATCAACTGCCATGCATCACTGAACCATCCAGAGTGGGCATTGTTGAATGTCATAGGAATCATTCTTACAATAGCAGACAGGTCTAGGTCGTCCGCTAAATCAACAGTTTGATTATCGATATCGGTCTGAGTCAATTGGTGTTTCAGATAATATCTCTTAGACCCATCTGGGTGATTTTCACGGAACCACTGCAACGCTTCGTCGATTCGATCTTCGAGTTGTTCTTCATCAATATTGACTTCAACTACAGGATGCCCCAAGGCACGTAGGCAGTAGTCAATAAGGTCTTCTCTATTTGTTGAATACATTACTATAGTCCAGTATTAGTTACCCTTCTATTTATACGTTTATTTATACACAAACTAAACATAAAAAAAGGGGGACCGAAGTCCCCCCTTTCATCTGGGTAAAAAACCTAGATTAGTTTACAACGGTACCGTTCACATCGTATATATCGATACGATAGTGAGATGGTGCCGCGCCACCTAGTTTGTCAGCGTCATCTGAAGCAACAGACTCAGCAACACGTAGTGAAGACTCAGCTTCTACTTCGTCAATCTTGATCTCACCAGTTACAGATGAGTAAGTGACGCACAGACCACCAGATAGGCAATCTTTAGTGCGTTGCTCTGTCCAGTACTTGTTGATTGAACCTTCTGAGACGTTATCAGTATCCCACGCTTCGATTGCAACCACACCAGATTCTAGTGCAGAAATGCGACCAGTGTTAGAGTTGACAACACCTGTGATCGAACCATCAGCAGATTGGAATGCAGCAACGATTTCTGTTAGAGAATCTAGTGACGCTGGGTCAGTGTTCTCTTTGATGAAATCGATTTGCGTCTGAAGACCAGTGTCCGCGTTTTGACGGTCAATGACTTCTTGTGCAAGGTCACTAGCGATTTGACCTTCTGCTTGAGTTGCACGAGCAACTTCAGTCGAAAGGTCAGAAGTCAACTGAGTATCCGCTGCAGAACGAGCAGATGCTTCCGCAGTAACTTCAGCAGAGTTTGCATTGTCACCAGCGATTCGAGCAGCAGTTTCGACAGCAAGAGCAGCCGATTGGTCTGAATCAGATCCGATTCGAGTGGCCATTTGTGATTGTAGAGTATCGATCTCACCTTCAGCAGTAGTCAAACGACCATCGTGAGCAGTTACTTGACTCTGTAGGCTTGCGTCAGCTGCACCACGTGCAGACTCTTCAGCAGTTAGGTCCGCTTCGAGTGCAGTGATGTTGTTCTCAGCAGTAGTCAAACGACCACTGTTAGCACTGATAAGACCAGATAGGGTTGAGTCAGCACCTTCGAACGCAGCAACGATTTCTACGAATTGGTCTAGTGAAGCAGGAGAACCTTGCAAGATATGACCTACTTGGTTCTGTAGACCGATAACATCTGCTTCGATAGCGGCATCAGCAGAACTACGTGCACTTGCTTCTGACACGATGTTCGCAGCGTTGACTGCTTCCGCAGATGTTGCACGAGCAACTTCAGCAGTAATCTGTGACTGTAGGTTAGACTGGTCACCAGACTGA